CCGTGCAGTCTCTTGGCATTTTGGTTAGCACCGAAAATTTTACGCGGTTGGCGCCGCAACGGTTTTGGTCGCCGCCTGGCAGGCGACATCTTGTTTGTTATCAGGCATTCGGTTCACGACTCGCCATTACGGGGAGCGAGGCCAAGCAGACGCTACTATTAAACCGTGATATACACCACAGTACTTGGCTTATCGCTGCCACCCCCGCAACGCAATTGTCTCACCCGCGCCTTCAGTGTAGGTTTGCACCCCAAGATGCCGCCCTGGCGGCCCTGATCACCCCATGGATATCGCCATCCAAGGCTCCTGTGCTAGGACTTCCGGGGCCTACCGGAAGAGGTGGAAAACGTCCACGACGTGTGAGATGCTCTTTGGTTGCTCATAGATTGCGTCCAAATTCTGATATTTGCCCTCCATTTCGACCTGGAGATCTGGCCAGATGTCGAAAGCCTTCGCAAACGACACCCGGGCGCAGGTGGAGGGTTCTGAGAATTTGGGGTGCATTCCAACAGCCAGGTATTCCATCCCAGTCTCTGGACCTCGACTTTCCATTCGACGGCGCTGTCGTTTGGACAGTACCGCTCCCTTCTGCAACGAATGGTAGTAGTGGTTGAGAACAGGGATGTCCCCTGCAAGAGCCAAGCCGCATTGACCCACCGCATGGCGGTATCTGTTCCAAGTGGCCTCGTCCTGGACTGGCTTCACTATGGCTAGGTCTTTGCTTAAGGTCACTCTAGGATCTCGCACAAGTCTCCAAACACCGGGGTTCACTTCGATCGGCCGGGACTGGCAGAAATCAATCTGCTCCAGCTCGTATACGGGCCTTTCGATGGTGAGGCGGAACCCCAGTTGTAAGAACCAGTCGGACAAGTCGTCGATCTGGTGCAGGTTGGCCTTGTCGAAGATGAGGACGCAGTCGTCCCCGTCGTTGAGAAGGTGGTAAGGGAATTGCTTGGTACCCATGTAGGCATAGACCATCAGGCACATGAGAAGGACGTTGCCAAGGGACGTGTTCATGTCCCCCGACATCCGGGATCCCTCTACCCTGTATCTAATGTAGCCATCTGAGCACCGCACGAACCCCTTGTTCCGCAGCTGCATGTTGAGATATTTGGCAAGTTCCCGATCCTCTTGGTAGATGCGCATATAGATCGAATGTTCAAACTCAAGGAGAGCTCGAGAGACGTGCTGATCGAACCGCACGACATCCAATCCAACGGCTACAGGATTCGCGAAGAGTTTCCAGGCTCGGGCGAAGGCGTCTCCACGCTGGTCGGCGTTGAGACCCTTCATGACTGTTGGCACACCGTTGTCAAACAATCGGTTGATAGCTTTGTACAGCATCTTTTCTGCCGGCTTGATGTACCGTCCGACGGCGTAATTAAACCGCGGGTTCCGTGGCTGGATAACCCGCGGGTCGGGATCGGACTTGGCAGTCACATTAAGCTTCTCAGCTTTAATGAAGGTTTGCAGATATGCATCCTTTGGAGCGATCGGCTGGGCCTCGAAAGAGTCCGCAGCAGCAGTGTATCGTGCCAGCTTAGATCCACTAAGAGGGGCGAGAAACTGCGCGCGGCTCCACGGAGCCACCGGCCAAGTATGTTTCAAGAGTGCTTCGCGCGCGGGTCCTAGGGTGGTAAACACCTCCTCCCTCTCCGGGCGAAATGGCCTAGCCATGTG